AAAACACCTAAAACTCCTTTTGATAATGAAAAAGTTTATGAATATCTTGAGATGGTAAAAGAAACCTTTGAAGAGATGTGTGAATGTAATGTAATACTTGATAAAGGTGGTAAATATTCAATGCAACTTAGAATTGAATATCCTGAAACTACAATTGTATAGGGAACATGTAACATTTAATAAATAAGTTATGTTAAATATAGTAACCAATTATCAAATATTACAAGAGTTCAAAAAATCTCAATACTTTAAAGTTAATCTTGGATTAGTTCCAACAGTTGAGAAAAATGGAACTAGAAAATTTAATGCTGATGACCAATTTGCATTTAGTTATAATAACAACTATAATACTACTATTTATGGACAAGGTAACATAGGTACTATAAAATTATATACAGACCATTATATTACAGATCCAATATTTGTTGTTTATACAATGGACTTTGAAGAGTTTATATTTGATTTTGATAGAATTATGTTAAGAGATAAAGGTATTGATAAATACTTGGGTTTTATAATAAAAACTACTGAGGAACAATATGATGAAAGGGTTAATGCAAATGCATTGAGAAAAGTAGAGGAAAAACCTAAAGGTAATGCTGAAAATATATTTGCCAATCCAGGTAATGTAAATTATGAAGATTTGAAAGAATATCTTAAAAATAAAAATAAAGAAAGATATTCATAAAAAATTATATAAAATCTTGTAAATCTCTATTTTATCATCATCTGGTAAATCATCAAAATTTTGTGCATATTCTAGATCTTCATCAAATATATTTAGGTATATTCTCTTATTGTCTTGATTCCATTCGATACTATCAAATTCAGCCATACTTAATGGTAAATTAATTACTAACTCTGGTGTACCATCACCTAAAGTTTTAATTAATATTTTAACCTTTTTTCTTATAACAGAATTAAATATTTCTTTCATATAGTATAAAAAAACCCAGTAAATAATTACTGGGTTTTTAATAATAAGAAAATTACTTCTCTTCTGTTACATCTTCATAACTAACATCCTCAATGTTGTCTCCTTCATTTACAGGTTGTTCAGGTTGTGTTTCTGCTTGTTGGTAAAGTCTTGTGCTGATACCACCCCAAGTTTCATTTAATTTATTTGATGCTTCATCAACTTTAGTCACATCTTTTTGAGAATGTGCTTCTTTTAATGTTTCTAAATCAGCTTTTAGAGCTTCTCTGTCTTCATCAGTTAATTTTTCATCAAACTCTTTCATTTGTTTCTCAGTTTGGAAGATTAAGTTGTCTGCACCATTAAGTTTGTCAACTAATTCTCTTTCAATTCTGTCAGCTTCAGCATTAGCTTCAGCATCTGCTTTCATTTGCTCAATTTCTTCTTTAGATAATTGAGATCCACCTTCAATTCTAATTTTGTTTTCTTTTCCAGTTGCTTTATCTTTTGCAGTTACAGATAAGATACCATTAGCATCAATATCCAATGTTACTTCAACTTGTGGAATACCTCTTGGTGCAGGTGGAATACCATCTAAGTGGAATCTACCTAAAGAACGATTGTCTTTTGCCATAGGTCTTTCACCTTGAAGACAGTGAATTTCTACAGAAGATTGGTTATCAGAAGCAGTTGAGAATGTTTCACTTTTTCTTGTAGGAATAGTTGTGTTTGCCTCAATTAATTTAGTAAATACACCACCCATTGTTTCAATACCTAATGATAATGGAGTAACATCTAATAAAAGAACATCACTAATACCACCATTTAATACTGCACCTTGAATAGCAGCTCCTAATGCAACAACTTCATCTGGATTAACAGATTTGTTTGCTTTCTTACCAATGAATGTTTCAATAGCTTCTTGAACTGCTGGGATTCTTGTAGAACCACCAACCAAGATAACTTCATCAATATCACTTGTATTTAATTTAGCATTTTTAAGAGCAGATTTTGCACAATTAATAGCTCTTTCAACTAATGAACTTGTCATTTGGTCAAACTTAGATTTAGTTAATTGTTTAACAAAGTGTAAAGGTTGATTGTCTCTTGAAGTGATATAAGGAAGATTAATATCAGTTTGAGAAGAAGAAGATAATTCAATCTTAGCTTTTTCTGCAGCTTCTTTTAATCTTTGTAATGCCATCATATCTAAAGATAAATCTACACCACTTTCTGATTTGAAATCTTCAATCATCCAATTGATAATTGCATTATCAAAATCATCACCACCTAAGTGAGTATCACCATCAGTAGATTTAACTTCAAATACACCATCACCAATTTCTAATACAGATACATCATGAGTTCCCCCACCACAGTCAAATACTAAGATTTTAGATTCTGTTTGTTTTTTATCTAAACCATAAGCCAATGCTGCTGCTGTAGGTTCATTGATAATTCTTTCTACTTTCAAACCAGCAATTTCACCAGCTTCAATAGTAGCAGTTCTTTCTGCATCACCAAAGTAAGCAGGAACTGTAATAACTGCTCTTGTTACTTCATGACCTAAATAGTCTTCTGCAGTTTTTTTCATTTTTTGTAGAATCATTGCAGAAATTTCTTGTGGAGTATAAACTCTATCATCAATTCTTACACCTGGTACATTCTTACCAGTTTTTTCTACTTTATAAGGTACTCTTTTTGCTTCATCTTTCAATGAAGAATAATCTTTCCCTATAAATCTTTTTATTGAGAAAACAGTTTTTTCAGGATTAGTAACTGCTTGTCTCTTTGCAGGGTCACCTACTTTTCTATCTTCTTTAGTGAATCCTACAATAGAAGGTGTTGTTCTTTTACCTTCTGAGTTTGAAATTACAATTGGCTCACCACCTTGTACAATAGCAATAGCTGAGTTGGTAGTTCCAAGATCAATTCCTACGATTACATCATTTTTGTTCATAACTTATTTAATTTATTTTTTGTGATTAATAATATTCAATTTTTGTACCAAAGTTTAAATTTTACATATTCTGTCATATATTTAAAATTTATTTAATTGTTATATATGACAGAATGTCATAATTTAACTACTCTATTATTATATATTTTATTTTAAAAAAGTTTATGGTATAGACAGATGTAAGTCTATTTAATATATACAAACAAATATAATAAAAATTTATGAGTTCTGGTATATACAATATAAGGAATATAAAAAATGGTAAAATTTATATAGGCTCTGCTATCAATATTAAAAATAGAGGTCATGTACATATAAATGAACTTGAGAATAACAAACATCACTCAAAACACCTACAACACTCTTGGAATAAATATGGTAAGAACAATTTTGTTTTTGAGGTAATAGAATATACTGATGTACAAAATCTATTAGAAAGAGAACAATTTTGGATGGACTTTTTTCAGTCATATTTTGACTATAATGGTTATAATATATGTAAGGTTGCTGGTAGTGTATTAGGTCTTAAACATAGTGATTATAGTAAAAAGAAAATGAGTGATGCTAAAATAGGTAAAGATTCTTGGAATAAGGGTAAGTTAAATATCTACACAAATGAAACTAAAAAGAAAATGAGTGAAGCTAAAATAGGTAATACTTGGATGCTTGGTAAAAAAGCATCCAATGAAAGTAAAAGAAAAATGAGTGAAGCTAAAATAAATAAAAAAGCATCTGATGAAACTAAAAAGAAAATGAGTGATACTCGTACTGGAAAAAAACAAAGGGGTAAAACAATTATAAACTCTAAAGGTGAAACTTTTAATTGTATAGAAGATGTTTCAGTAATCTATAATTTATCTATTAGTTATTTATATAAAATACTGAAAGGCCATAAAAAGAATACAACTGACTTATCTTACCTAACCTAATAGTTTGGTTAAATTAACATTTCTATTAATTAATTTATCACCACCTAATTTAGTTCTAATGTGTTCTTTTGAGAACTTGTAAGATCTACCATCAGATAAACACTCTGCAATGATAGGATATTTTCTGTTTCTTGTTTTAATATCATAGATTTTGTAAATACCATTCTTACCTTCAAATGTCATTCCAAGAATGTTCTGTGTGAAACCTAATGATTTACAAATTGCAGTGTGAACATTACTAACCTTTTCATTCTTCTCTAAAGTTGTAACTTTCATACTTGTTGTGTAGTAAGCACTATTAAAGGATATACTACCAAATGCAATACTTACATTTTCTTCTGCAGCAATAGCAGCAATAGCTTTATTAATTTTGGCCTGAATTTTGTTAATCTTAGTGTCTGTTATCATATGTATCTCTGTTTTGTTTGACAAAGATACAACTAATTTTTAATCCAACAAGCTTTTTACAACTAAATATTGCTTATCACTTAAAATTTTTGTGGGTTTGCCATTAAAATCTTCTTTGACTAATTTAGTATTAGTCTTTAATTGTTTCTGTAATGAAAGAACAAATGAATTTTGACCATCATAAGCTCTAATTTTTTTGTTTAACTCTACTTTCTCT